GGTGTAAGTCGTGATGCTCATTTCTTGCCCTTCATGCAGCGGCCAGCAGCCGCGCAACGACGTGGTGTCGGACAGCCAACGCAGGGCTTGAACTTAGGTGGCTTCATTTCTTCTTACCCTTCTTGGCCTTGCTCAATGCGATAGCAATAGCCTGCTTTTGCGGCTTTCCGGCCTTCATTTCCTGCCGAATATTAGCAGAGATGACCTTCTTTGACGAACCTTTTTTAAGGGGCATTGCGTCTCCTCCGCTGCTCTTCCGCTGCCATCGCGCCGAACAAGCCCGTCAGCGGGTCAATGTTGGCGGCATTCAGGTTGGATAGGTGCGAAAACTCTGGGTCAAAGCGGGCGAAGCGGGAGCGGATGTTGCGCGGGTCAAATGTGACGTATTCCGACTGAACGTCAGGCGCGTCTCCATACAAATCCCTATCGTTCGTCATCCTTGAGCCAGAATAACCCAATGCCTGCATATCTCTGGTGCCAGCGATTGATTCCCTTGGGTTTCCAAACGGCAACTGGCTTTCGGGCCATTCAATATAACGCCCTTTTGCGAAGTTTGGTATTATTTGCTGGCCCATTTCAGGCTCGTTGTAATCCGCATAGCCAGCAGCGACTTCTGGGTCGGTATCGCTAGTTACTCCGCGCCCATACCATCCAGGGTCTTTTTCACCAAACCTTCTAGGGTCAAAAGCTGCAAAATCCCTGTCAGTCCCATGATAAAGCGGCACACCCGTATCAAACCCCATCTCCCCCGCCCTTACCATCCTGCTTGCCTCATCCATCGGCAGCGGCGTGTTGGCAAACATATATTGCGGGTCAGCAGCGGCCATCATCTCGTCGGTCACATCGCCAGCACGGCCAGCCGCCCGCATATCAAGAATCTGACGCGCCATTTGCTCAGCAGGCGTCCGAGCCGCCGCAGCAGACAGCAAGCCAGCTTCGGGGGCGGCGTTGGCGGCTATGATGTCTGGCGTCAACGCAGCCCATGTTTGAGGCCCACCGGACTTTTCCGCCACTGAAATTGAGTCATAACCCAAGGTTCTAAAAAGGTCGGCAATATCTGGATCATTGTTCCAATATTCAAACAAAGGCCGCGACTCATTGCCGTATCTTTCTTGCAACGTGCTTATCTTACCACGCGCTGCGGCAATAGCCTCGTCTGATAGGTCGCCTGCGTTCTCAACAGCCGTGCTGATAATATCGCCAACTGGACGGCGCTGCTCTGCGTGAACAAAACTTATGGGACGCTGCGGCGTTATGCTGAACTGATCCACCGAACCACCGCCAAAAGCATATTCATCGGCCAAATCTTTGGCCTCCGAAAACCAAGCACCACGACCGCCAGCCGCGCCAGTCACATCTCCCGCCCCGCCATGATATACGCGCAAAGAGTTTGCCCCAAACGACCCAGCAGGCCGCGTCACAGCCCCACCGCCAAGCGTCGCAACGCCAGCGGTCCCCAAAGCCTCAAGGTCCATGTCCTCAGCAGGTATCAACTCCTGATACGCAGCCATCGGCGCGTCAATCTGCCTACCAACGCCAGCAAGCATCCCCAGCAAGCCAGCGGCAGGATCAAATCGCACACCGCCCGCATCATCAATAGGACGGCTCAATAGGCCAGCAGTGCCAGCAACAGGCCGACGGCCCGCAGCGGCCAATTCAGCAGATGAAGCCTCAGCGGCTCGATTTACCGCCGCAAACGGGCTATTCGCCGCACGATATTGCCGCAGCAAAGCATCGGTATCAACACCCTGCTGGGCCAACTCAGCCAGCGCCCCCTGAAACTCATCAAGCGGCATTTCCATAAGGTTCGTTGAGCGCTCAACAGGCGCAACATTGTTGCGCGCTGCGGCTGCCGCTTGCTGGCGTCTGCGAGGTTCTCTCATCTACCGAGGCCCATACATCGGCATCGGGTTATAAGCCGGTTGAATGCCCTGCTCCTGCATGCGGCGCAACGCGGCCTCAAACTGCGAATCAAGGTACGACGTCTGCACAGGCATCGGAGCCTGCGCAGGCATCGTTGACTGGATCGGCATAGCCGTCGCAAAGCTGGCTGGGCGGGCCATTGGTGCCATCGAACTAGCAGGAGCCTGCGCACCGCGCGCTTCAGCGCCATATGGCTGCATAAAAGCATTGCTGAGCATACTCAGAAGGCCACCGCCCTCGAATTGCTGCCCGGCACGGCCCTGACCGCCGCCGTTAATCATATCAACAACAGCGTTGACCCGTTGATCGCCGCTGCCGTAGCTGTATCCAAACATCGTCTTGCACCCCGTAAGCCTTTGGCTTACCATACACGAAAGGCGCGGATGCTACAACACCCACGCCTTTCTGACCGAAACGACCTTGAATGGAGGCCGAAATGGCTAAATGTTATATACTTACACCAAAAGATTTGCGCAAGCTGCTGCGGTATGACGCGGACACAGGAAAACTTTTTTGGCGCGAAAGAAGCCAGAAATGGTTTAATGAGTGCGCGCAAGGCAAAGCGACAAGGTGCGCGATGTGGAATGGCCGCTATGCCGGCAAAGAAGCATTCACAACAGAAGATGGAAGCAAGTACCTGATTGGTGGGATTTTAGGCAGACAATATTTGGCGCATAGAGTGATCTGGGCTTTGGATACTGGATCATGGCCAGATAACGAGATTGACCACATTAACCACAATCGCAGCGACAACAGAATTTGCAACTTGCGGGAAGTAACAAGCCGCGAGAACAAACAAAATGTTGGGCTTCGCGCCGACAGCCGCAGTGGCGCAACTGGTGTTTGCTGGCACAAACAAAGGGGAAAATGGCAAGCCTACATTAAGGCCGAAAACAAACGAGTGCATTTAGGGCTGTTCTCAAAATTTGAGGACGCGGTAATCGCTCGAAGCAAGGCAAATGCAAAATACGGGTTTCACAAAAATCACGGCACCTAAGCTATACCTTTGAGCGCCCTGCGCAGCGGCTTGCCCCATACTGACATTTTGCCACCCATCGCGGTCGCGGCATCTGACGCAAACGTCAAACAAACCGCGTCAGCAATGTCAGGTGAGGGTAAGCCGCGACGCTTCATGTCGTCTTTTCCCTCTGCCTTCATCTTGCCGCTGCTAACGAATGTATATCTGATTGATGTCAATTCCCCGATAAGCCGCTCATCTTTGGGGATTTTTGCGTTTCTTTGCTCAAGCCAGCCACGCATTTTGAACCACAATTCAGCCCGCAAGTTAATATAAGTTCCGGCCATGCTAGGGCTTTCCGCCACGTTTACGCCGCGCACAGGCAAGCCAAGCTCACGCAGGCGGTCCACAACCCCAGAACCCATTCCAATTACGTCAACCATAATTTCGCGGGGCCGCAAGTTTGAGGGCAACCCATCATATTGCGCCTTCACGCGGCCAACAGTAGCCATCAAATCCAAACCTTGCCAAGATGTAACTTCCGTAATCACATTCCCCTGACGCTTCGCCAAAGCCGATTTATCAGAACCAAAGCGCGCCACATCAAGACCCCATACGATAGGCGCGCCCTCATCTAACTGAATATCTCTGTTCGTCGCCGCCTCAACCAAATGAAAAGGGATGATTGTATCATCATCAGCAAGCGGAAACTCACCCAAGACACGAATCCGGTAGGCATTGCTTTCCTCACCGTACCGTAGCCGCATCTCGTCAACAAACTCATCAGAAACCAACGGGCTTTCAACGCAAGACCAACGCCGCGTCCACCACGTCTCCGACAGCCGCGTCTGGCTCTCAAAGAACGTCCCGCTCGATCGCGTCGGGTTCGAAAGCATGATCGTCACCGCGGCATGGCCCGACATCGAGCCAGCAGCGGCCTCAAATACCTGCTCAGGCACACCAGACGCCTCGTCAACGACCAGCATCACGTTATCCGAGTGTACCCCGGCCAACGCCTCTGGCGTCTCAGCCCGCGACGTCCGCGCCGAAATAAACGCCTCACTGGGTGCCGCCACAAGCTCGATCCGGTCAGACTTCACAGTCAGCATCGCCTTGAGCGCTGGCGGCAATTCATTCACCCACCGCTTCAACTCCGCAAACAGCGCGTCAAACAGCTGGCCACTCGTCGGCGCAGTCACCACAACCTTGTTCGGAAACCGCAACAGCAAAAACCAAAGCATCGCCCAGCTAGAGGCCGTTGACTTACCCGTCCCGTGGCCAGACCGCACCGAGATCCGCCGCTCGCCGCTAGCCAACGCCTCCAGAAACTCCGCCTGATACGGCAAAGGCTCAACGCCCAACATATCACGCACAAATCCAACAGGATCGTTGTAATACGTCCGCGCGAACTCTTCGAGGGGGTTTACTTCATTCGTCATCAAGCTGACTCAAATTAATCTCAGCAACCAACGTAGACACAAGCGTCAACGCACCCTGCATGGCAAAACCACCGCAAGACCCGATAAGGCCATACGCAGCAAGTCCGTCAGCGTCCATTCCGACCGTCACGATGCCTTGAAGGTCACCAGACCGCGCACGGGCTAACAACGTTTCCAGATACTTAATCAGCGCAAGGTTAGGCTCCGCAGGCTCGCCGTCATCAGGTTGCGCGCCGCGAATATACGTCACATCACTTGTCATCAGCGTCCTCCGCCTCAATCGCCTCAGCAACCGGCGTCACGTCAAGCATCTCAGCCTTAATCTTCTTCAAGGCACCCAAATGAAGCTGGCCAATGTTGATCGTGACCTCCTCCTTCTTCGGCGCAAACCGATCCGGATGATTCAACGCAGCCATCCACTTGCGAACATTGATCCGCTCTTTCGCCAACTGCACATCCTGCGACGACAAATCTTCCTTCCCAGCCAACTCATCGACCATCGCGAGGCTATCATCCGCCATCTTGTCAGCCAGAATGCGTCGGCCCTCGTCCAACGCCG